GGCTGACCCATGATTGAATCATTAGCAGCACCCATTTGCTGGGCGTGAGCTTCCCAATTAGCGGTACTTCTATCAAACAACGCCATGTTTCGAGGGAATGTGTCGACTTGTGACACGCTGTTATCTCCAACGTCTATGAGTGATAGATTATCCAGCTCTTTTATGTTTGTGCGTGACGATACTGTTCCGCTACTTGGTCCTGAAACTTGCAAAATGGTCTTTGACGCAGAATCCAACATGTCTTGCATGCGAATCATGTCGTAATTGACCCAAACCTGAGACTCAAAAAGTTCCTCTGCACCACCAAAGCCTAGTGCTCGACTATATACAGGGTCACGCTTAATCATCTTGAACGGACTCTTTAATTCAGGTGCGGTGTAAAGAATGACCCCGCTCTTCCCCATGTTGTTTTTCTTCTGATAGAACGCGCAGATAAAAAGACGGGTTTCGTATTCTTCTGACGTATCCTTCGGGTCAGCAAAACTTTTAGGCAAGTTTCCGTGAACTTCGTATATTTCAATATATCTGCCAGGTGTTTTTGCTGTTTGATTGCTTTCAGAAACCTCCTTTTTCTCATCACGAGATAAAACAATCAATTCTTCTACGGAGATTGTCGCGCCGTTTTCTGTACTTCCCCAACCAACCTTCTTCATTTCAAGCAATTGGTCTGGTGAGTAATGATGTTTGATACCAATAGGACCAGAGAGCATGTCAGTCTGGTCGCAAAAAGCAATAGATTGTAACGGAACTACCTCAGGTGCGGGTTTATTAAGTTGTTTAGACAATCCACCTCCAAAATCAATTCTCGAAACATTAAGTTCATCAAAATATGTGTCTAGGTCATTCTCTTGAACAAATACGTCATCGTGATACTTCTTTACCAAAAAGGACAAGTGATACTTGCTTGGGTCATCGACATAAATTTGAACGTCCTTTAGCTCAATGTCCTCTGTCCTATACTGCAGGTTAAGGATTGGGCGGGTGATGTTCTTTACTGGCTTAAATTCAGACTTTCCTGTGAGAAGCTGAGAGTTTTTGTATAGGTCACTGGTTTTGATGTGTTCATACATTGACCAGTTCCATACATCATTTATAGGAATTGGCTGTTTGTAGTTCGCTTCTTGCGAAACTATGTAGTCAAAGATGTTGTAGCTATTCATATATAATTCTTGGTACTCCGCCAACCTCCTGGTGAAGATTGATTATTAAAAGATTTTCAAACTTACGCCTTCCGAAACCGCCAAGGGTTTTGAAATCACGACCCTGAAACTTAGCCTTGTCGGTATTGATAACAACGTCCTTCCCTATTACCTTTTTGATTCCAAACTCTGGTTTCATTTATCTGTTTTTATATAATTCATAAGGCCAAGTAAAAAATTCAACTGCGTTACCACTAACAAGAGCCCAAACCACTCCAGTAATGATGTACGCACCCAAAAAATGTGCGAAAAGATTAATCATTTCATTAAATACTCCAACTCCTTAGCTACAAACCTTTGTGAAAGTGGTCTAAACACTCGTCTCATTCGCTTTGGCATCCATGTCTCTTGCATTACTAGCGTCCCGTCAGTCACTCGGATTGTTCCTTTTGAAAAAACTTTTACAGGCGCGGTGATTGACTCTATTGCTTCAAGAATTGTATTGCCTTCACCGTGCAACGATTTATCTCCGACAAAATGTATATCTACTAAAAACAAATTCTTCTTCGTCTTTTCAACTTTTTTCGTCATAGATTATATAATTATACCACACTACCTCGCGTGATTAATTCTTTTCTTTGGTGCAAAGCGTGGCATTTGGTTTATCATGTCCATTCTTTGAATCATTGCGACCAAAGAATTCATGGCGTACCTGATTGCGTCCATACTGTGTGAGAATAAGTGCTCTGGTTCGTTAAGAACGCGACCGTCATTGTCAGTTTCCCACAAGTAGTTGCGATATTCTTTAATTACATTCGTTGACCTCTTTGTAATACTTACCTGCTGTGCTTGAACTGCTTGTATTCCTTGCATAACACTTCCTTGTCCTTTAACCGCAGGTTGAATATTCACACCAAAACTTCTAATCTCATCAATCGACTTAGGTTCAGAACTATCAGCAATCGTTAGGGCTTTCTTTAAGTTTAGTAGGGTGTCAGCAATCTGTTTGTTGCTCATTCCCTTTTGAAAAAGAACTTCATCGAGGATATATCCCCCGTTGTAGTAATACACCGCAACGATAGCTGTTGGGTCGTTTGTGTAACCAAAATCTAAGCCGTAACGCTCCAGTCGTGCCTCATGCGGTACTTCGTCTACAATCTGCCAGTCACGATAGATTTTCTTTTCCATGCTGATAGGCTCTCCCAACCACTTGTGCTTAAAAAGTGCTGGCCTCTTGGCTTTATCGTCCTCCATTTCTTGGCGAACATTGTCTGGCATCATTCCGTATTTAACAGCCACGTCATAGTTAACATTTATGATAAGGGTATTTGGTCTGCCCTCTACTACAAGTCGATTATGAATAGCATCATCTTCCATCAGCCTGTTATAGGTATAGATAATCTGTGAACCTTCTTTTCTGACTGTCGGTGTTAAGACTTCTATACTGGTGTTAGAAACAGTTTGTGCTTCTTCAACCCACGCAATATCAATACCTTCAATGGATTTAATGCTCTGCTCGTTGTTATGAAGCCCCTTAAATAGAAAATCCGAGCCATTCAGCTCGTTCACGATGCTGTGGTCAGTAACCCTAAATTCAGTTAGATTATATTTTGCTATGAGGTCTTTTAGGAGTTGATGTGAGCTTTCAGCAATAGAATTTTGAAATTCACGAAAGCAACCGACTCTTATCTTTGATTGCCTTGCTCGGATTAAAAGATACCGAGCTACTGTGTGAGACTTTAACGAAAATCGTCCTCCAAAAACTGCAGCTTCACGCCAACCCTTACTAAATAAAGGTTTGTACTCAACAGGAATCTCAATTATGTTGTTCACTTCCATCTATAAATTTTACAAGGATAGGACTTAATGATTCTCCCTTAGTTGTTAGGTCTGTATTGTTGGCTGGATTCCCCTCCGCCATTTTCCAAATTATCTCTTTAGGCAATCCTTCAAGGAACTCCTGTTCTTCTTCTGGAGTCATCGCGTTGAGCATAGCCTTAGCTCTTTCTTTCAATGACTTTCCAGGTGGTCTACCAGCGGGATTTCCACTCTGTCCTTTCTTAAAAAGCCATGGTCTGTTATTCGGCTGTTCTTGCAGTCCTTCCATTTACATTATTCTACCATTTTTTAATGATTCCGTCTTGTGTGCTACTGGACACTTCAGGTGGTTTGTCCATCTTGTCATAAATAATTAATCTCCAAGTGGTTTTGCTTCTTGGTTTGTCTTCACACGCCTTGCAAAATAAAAGACCTTTACGCTTATGCTTCTTGCGGCACTCAAAACACAAAGTAGCTTCTGCCATTTATCTTATTTTATAGATACATAGTAAACACTTCTTTTGGCCCTTGCGCGTTTTTATGTAACGGCGACCACACTCGCACTTCATAATTTTGCTCTTGGTTACCTCTTTTGGTAACGGTTTGAACCCAACACTTATCATCATGTAATAAATTATAGCACCTGTGGATAGTGGAGTTGAGTGGGGTTGGGGATATGGTATTTTTACTATATGGATAAATACGCTAGGAACATTTTAATAATTTGTTACGCACAGGGAGTTACCAATCTAGGTTCTAGCGAGCCTTTCCAGTTGGTAGCTCCTTTTGCGTCGCAATAAGATGGATAAAGGTTGGGTAAAATTACACAGACAAATGTTTTCAAACAGTCTTTGGTTGGCAGAGCCATTTACCAAAGCTCAAGCGTGGGTTGATTTGTTTGCAAATGCTAATTACGAAGACAGCGAGTTTTTTGTGCGTGGCAATAAGGTAAAAATTAAGAGGGGTCAAATAGGGTGGAGCGAGATAACAATGGCTAAAAGATGGGGGTGGTCACGTATGAAAGTAAGGCGTTATTTGAAACAGCTTGAAAGTGATACTCAGGTGATACAACAGAAAATACACAAAATAACCACTATTTTAACAATAATTAACTACGACAAATACCAGAACGAGACAACAGACGAGACATCAAACGAGACAACAGACGAGACACGTATAAAGAAACTAAGAAATAAAGAAGATAAGAATAATACAATACTTGCCGATAAATCGGCGGGTAAATCAAAATTTAATCCCTTAGGTTCAGAAATCATTAAAGCCTTTGAAGAGGTAGACCCTAAGAATAAAACTTACTACGGCAACACCACTCAACGTGGGGCTTGTGATTACCTTTTAGAGACATATGGCTTAGAAGAAGTGTTGAAACGAATCTCGGTACTTCCGAAAACAAACAAGATACCCTATTTTCCAAAAATAAACTCACCAAATGACCTCAAAGAGAAGTGGGTAAAGTTACAAGACGCAGTTGAAGCAAAAAGGGCAGAAATTAAAAGTAGTAACAAAACAGCATTCTGATGAAAAAACTAAAAGTAAAAATAATAACGGGGTTTAGAGCAGACCAACATTACACCATTGACGCAGACGAAGCTCACAAAGCATATTACCTTTTTAGAAATCCCGAAGAGCGTGGTGTGTTCAACAACGGTGTAGCTCTTATTGGTAAAAACATTCAAGGGATTGAGCCAGACTTTCACGCAATGATGGGGTGGAATCCAACACACTTTCTTGATTCTAATGATTACAATGAACTTAGAGGTAAAGGTATTGATGTTGAAATTAGAGACACACTTGCGAATGCAAAACTTTTGGCCGACAGGATTACCCCACAAAATAAAATGAGAATACTTAACGCACCGCTAGAAAAGGCTTTGGAGTTAGAATCTGGTAGATAAACAAAACTAATCCATGAAACTAACTCGTGACCAAATAGAACAAATATCCTACTACCACAAGCGAGGTATCAGTCACAGAAAGATTGCACGACACTTTGGAATTGCGTATGCAACGGTTCAACATCATTTACGAGAAAT